TCACTCGTTTCCGCGCTTCACGCGAAAAGCTCGTTCACTTCGCTGCTCGTCCTCTTCCCACGAAACCTGCGGTTCCGCGGGATCCCCATTTGCCGCAAATATCCCGGCATCCTCCAGCTTCGTCATATTTCCATTGATCAGGTACAGATCACCGCCCTGTTCCGCCGGGATCCTGTCCAGGTTCTCCAGCTCTCGGATGTCATTGGCGGACATCCAGCCGTTCTGTCTGGCTGTCGCATAACCGTTCATCCTGCTCTGGTAGTCACCTCTGAGCAATCCGTCCACATTGAACTTGAAGAAGTATTTCTTCTTCTCATCCGGAGTCAGCAAGGCTCTCACCATTGCCTGCTCCCAACGGCTAACCCAGGGATCCAGCGTGTACTTCACAAACTCCAGCGACTGCTGCTCAATGTTATTGAAGCTGGACTTCTCCAAGTCACCGATCATATGAGGCGGCACCCTAAAGATCCTTGCGATCTCATCAATCTGGAACTTCCTCGTCTCCAGAAACTGGGCCTGTTCTGGGCTGATACTGATAGGCGTATACTTCATACCTTCTTCCAAAACAGCAATCTTATTCGCATTGCCGCTTCCTCCGAAGGTAGCCTGCCAGCTTTCCCTCACCTTGCTCGGATCCTTAATAGTTCCCGGATGTTCCAGTACACCGGAAGGGGCCGCACCGTTCGCAAAGAACTTACTGCCATACTCCTCCGTGGCGATTGCCAGGCCGATCGCATTCTTCGCCATTGCAATCGGTGAATAGCCAACCAGACCGTCAAAGCCAAGCCCCGGAATATGCAGCACATCATGAGGCTGAAGCCTTACCGTCCTTCCGACCTTGTTGGTTCCTTTTCTTCCGTCCACATCGTCCGAATCATAGACAGTGTATTCGTAATAAAGCCTTCCGTGCTCATCACGATCCACCTTCATCCGATCCGGCATCAGCGGATAAAGAGCTACAACCTCACCCTTACCGTTGCGGATAATCTGCGAATACGCATTTCCCCAAAGCAAAAGGTGTGTCATCAAAGTTTCCCGGAAGATAAAGGAAGTCATCTCCGGATTCGGCTCATCATGGAGCAAAAAATAAAGCGGATGTTCCACCGCTTTCTCTTTACCGCCATCATCGGTATATCTGTAAAATTGTAATGGCAGGCTCGCCACCGCCTCCGACAGGATCCTCACGCAGCAGTACACCGCCGTCATCTGCATCGCAGATCGTTCCGTCACGTACTTGCCAGAAGCTGTCCCGCCTAAGAAGAACGAATACGAACTTCCTGCCGTCCTGTCCGTGGGCTTATCCCTGCTCCGAAACAAACCGCTCAGTATTCCCATCGCAATTCCCTCCTTCGTCAAAATACAAGTAATCCGCGCTCATCATAAACACTCCCCTGCGGTTCCGTCTGATTGCGGATGCACCGGTCAAGCGCCATAATCGCAGCCACAATGCCGTCTATCTTTTCTTTCGATTTTGCCTTCGTTACTTTGATGTTTCCGGCAGGATCCGTATCGACTACCACGTTGCCGGCCATCCACCTGAGAACCGGATGTCCTCCATGAATGATCTGGCCTTCCATGAGCAGACGGTAAAAATCCTTCGTCGGTCCAGACATTGAAGCAAAGCCTTGACCGAACGGAACCATCGTGAACCCGTCACCCTCCAGGTTCTGGATCATCTGCGTGGCGTTCCATCTGTCCACTGCGATCTCAACGATGTGGTATTTCTCCGCCAGATCATTGATGAACTTCTCAATGAAGTCATAATGAATCACATTTCCTTCAGTCGCTAACAGGTATCCCTCCCTCTCCCAGATGTCATAAGGAACGGAAGCTGCCTTTACCCTTTGCGGTATTGTTTCTTCCGGCACCCAGAAGAACGGAAGCAGGATATACTTCTCATCTTCATCTCTCGGAGGAAACATCAGAACCAGAGCCGTGATATCTCCTGTGCTGGACAAGTCCAGACCGCCGTAACAGTCCCTGCCTTCCAGAGCTGCCAGATCGATTTCCTCATTCCCTTTCATGAATATCGCATCCGGTATCCATGCCACAGTACTTGAAACCCACATATTCAGCCTCAGCCACTTGAAGGTCACTTCATCTGCCGGATTCTGCTTTGCTTCCCGGTAGGCATCACGCAAACGCTCGATATCCACGGTGTATCCCAGCGAAGGATTGACCTTGTACCAGTTTGCTTCATCCTCCCAGTCCTCATCATCCTTCAGTCCGTAGACCACCGGATAAAAGGTCGGATCCACACGCCGGCCTTCCAGAATATCCACAGCCTTCGTATGAAGCTCATAAGCAATGGAATGTCTGTCCGTGCCTGCCGTGGTGATAATGAAATGCAGCGGATTCTGTCTGGCATCCGATGATCCCTTTGTCAGAACGTCATACAGCTGCCTGTTCGGCTGCGTATGGATCTCATCAAATACCAATCCGCTGACTGAAAATCCATGCTTACCCCCGACCTCTGCACTGAGCACCTGGTAATATCCTGAATTTCCATAATTCACGATTCTCTTTGTTGCCGTCATCAGCTTCGACCGTTTCAGAAGCGCCGGTGACATCTCCACCATCTGCCTTGCCACATCGAAAACGATGCTGGCCTGCTGCCTGTCAGCCGCAGCACCATAGACTTCAGCAGAAGGTTCATTATCTGCATACAAAAGATAAAGAGCGATGGCTGCTGCCAATTCGCTCTTACCTACTTTCTTGCATATTTCCACAAAGGCTGTTCGGAACTGCCGATACCCATCAGGTTTGACGATCCCGAAGATATCACGGATCAGCTGCTCCTGCCATGGAAGCAGCCAGAACCGCTTGCCAGCCCATTTCCCTTTGGTATGGCACAGATTCTCGATGAACTTCACTGCCCTGTCAGCCTTCGCTTTATCATAATGAGATGTCGGAAGCATAAATCTTGACGGCTTATAATCTTTAAGCTTCGGATAACCCGCAGGTCTTCTCTCCGCCATTAAGCCTCACCCCCAAGTAATGCCTCCATCTCATCTTCTTCGTCTTTACTGACACCGGATGCTGCCATGATCCTCGATCTGGCAGATGGAGTCAGCCCGAACTCGGATGCCGCCTGCATCATAAGCCTCTGCTCCGTATTACAAATCGCAACCCACGGATTCGGTCTCTGCATACCATTTTCCGTTTCATAGGTAGCACCCTCGGAATTGATATGCTCCTGAGCCTCTTTCCATCTGGCATAAGACTGACAATAAGCTGCAAATGCAGACCGGTCGATGTCTGTCAGCACTCCCATCTGATTCAGTTTCTCCGATAACCGGATCCATTCTGTTTTGGCTTCCGGCAATAACCATGCAGGGCAGTCGGGCATTCCCTTACCCGGATTTGGTTCTTTTGTGTTCAGTTTTCTCTTTCCCGGATTGCCTTCCAGCTTTTTCACAGCTGTAGGCTTCGGCTTTCTTCCAGCCATAGAGCATCGCCCTCCTTCCTTCCTAATTTCACTTTTCATTTCGCGATTTTGCACGCGTGACCCCCGCGCCGTTCCCTGGGAGCCTTACCTGTAGAGATTTCACCCGCCCCTACCCGCGATGGTTTCCCCAATAGTCCCCTCTCTTCGCGTGTATGGTTGAGTGACACGACTTGCACAGCGCGATCAGATTACTACGATCGTGCGTGCCACCTTCACTCAACGGCTTCTTATGGTGTATCTCTTCAGTCGGCACGATGATTCCACGATCAAAACATAGCTCACAGAAGGGATGCTCCGCAGCATACTTGTCACGGATCCTCTTCCATGCACGACCATATCTTTTCTTCGTGGCTTTATCTCTGCCGTACTTTTCATAATTACTGTTGACCTTCTGCTGATGCTCCGGACAGTAACGACCGTCAGTAAGGTTCGGACAACCCGGATAAGCACAAGGCTTCTTTGGTTTGCTTGGCATCTGTCCACCTTCTTTCCCACAGAAAAAGCCGCCACGGATTCTGTGTCCGTAACGGCTCCTTCATCTTAGCCTTTTGCCATTTTAACAATATCATATAGGCTTACTGTATCGAACTTGATTTTACTGTATTGTTTTTGGAATCTTGATTTCATCCAGGGCATTCCTGTGAAGTCTGAAAACATTGTCGATACCGTATCCCAGCTCGATAGCGATCTCTTCCCATCTCATATAGGACAGGTACCTGAGCTCCAATACTGTCTGAAGCTCTGTACTCTCCACAGCTTTGATCCTGCGGATAATATCCTTCTTCAGTTCAACGAGCTCCACCATATCCTTATTGATCTCTGTTTCAAGTTCGATGATCTTGATTACCGCATCTTCCAAACGGGAATGTCCCTTGTTCGGATTCCTCGGCATATCCGAATATGTCACCGTTGCTTTGGTGGCCAGATCATGAAGATCCTCGATCTGTCCCAGCTTGCTCTCAATCCGCTGGTTCAGTCCAAAAGCCTGTGATAAATATTTCTTAGCTTCCTGCTGATGTCTGTTCATAAGCTACCTCCGATTGGATTTGTTTTTTCCCCCTCGGATTGACTCTGATTGTCTCACTTCGTACTGAAGCCTCTTGATCAGATATTCACCGTCCACGCTTGTCAGCTGGCTGTACCAGCCGGAACGGAAGAACCTCGCGATCTCCAAGGCTTCATCTATTGCTTTGCGATCCTTCGGATATGCCTTGATCTTTTTCAGCGCCACCCTGTAATCAGCGACCGCCTGCAGAATGATTGCATTTGCCAATCGCTCATACGGATCCTCTGCCAGATTCTTATTTCCTGCCATAGGCACTTACCTCCGCTTTTACGGCATCGATCAGTCTGGCCTGCGTATTGCCCTTTGCGTGAAGTGCCTTCATGATTCGCTCATCAATCGAATCGGCTGTAATAATATGCTGCACCACGACTGTTCCGGATTCCTGACCCTGTCTCCAAAGCCTGGCTACCGTCTGCTGATAAAGCTCCAGGCTCCAGATCATACCAAACCACACCAACGTATTGCCGCCACTCTGAAGATTCAGTCCGTGTCCTGCAGAAGCCGGATGTATCAGTCCAACCTCCAGTCTTCCTGCATTCCAATCTTCAATGCTCTGATCCGAATCCAGCTTTCCGTAATTCACACCCAGGGCATCCAGCCTTTCGATGATCCGTGCGAGATCATGCTTGAACCAGTACGCCACAAGAATGCTCTTTCCGTTTGCCGCCTCGATGATATCCTCCAAAGCATCCAACTTCTTATCATGAATGAACTCGATACCGCCGGCATCGGAATAAACAGCACCATTGGCCATCTGTGTCAACTTTCCGGAAAGTGTCGCTGCATTGGCAGCTGTCACTTCACCGCCCGGAAGATTGATCACCAGGTCACTGGCCATCGCCTCATACTTCTCCCGCTCATCCGCATCCAGGTATACCGGATATTCAGAGTTGATCAGTTCCGGCATCTGCAGGTGGTCGGTTCCCTTCATGGAAATCGTGATATCGGAGATCCTGTCATAAATCCTCTTATCAGCACCCTTCCGGAGCCGGTAGCTGTAAACAATCGGACCGTTCGTCTGATCCGGTACAAAGTACTCGACCCTGTACTGACTGATAAATCTTCCAAGACGTTCTCCCATATCCAGAACCTTGTATTCTGCAAAGAGATCCATCAAACCATTGCTGGAAGGTGTACCGGTCAAGCCCACAATCCTTTTCACTCTCGGTCTTACCTTTATCAGTGCCTTGAACCTTTTCGCCTGCCAGTTCTTGAAAGATGACAGCTCATCGATTACCACCATGTCGTAATCAAACGGCATTCCGCTTTTCTCAATCAGCCAGGGAACGTTCTCCCTGTTGATGATGTAAATGTCCGCATCCGCCTGAAGTGCTTTCATCCTTTCTGCCGCCGTACCGACTGCTATGGAATACCGAAGCCCACGCAGCTGATCCCATTTCTGTATTTCCGCTGACCAGGTATGCTTCGCCACTCGAAGCGGCGCGATAATCAGTACCTTCGTTACCTCGAAGCTGTCAAACATCAGGTCATTCAGTGCTGCCAGCACGATACTGGTCTTACCCATACCCATATCCAGCAGGATTGCCGCTACAGGATGCTCCTTTATAAAATTGATCGCATATATCTGATAATCATGTGGATTGTATTTCATCCAGAATCCCTCCAATCTGCTTCGGATCGTCAAGTACATAAACCCGGAAGCCTAATCTCATCAGAAGCCGGTGCCGTGAAACCTGCAGCGGTCTCGGACGTTCGCCCGGAGCCTTGACCTCCACCAGTCCGAAGTGCCTTCCCGGCAGTAAAACAATCCGGTCGGGCATCCCATCAAATCCTGGGGACACCCACTTCGGGCAGATACCGCCGCGCTTTTTCACCTCAGCGACCAGCTTCTGCTCTATGACTTTTTCACGCATCGCTAACCCCCATCAAAGTTTTCAGATGTGCAGGTCGTGAAAGTCGTCCCGTAAACTCCCTTTAAGGCATTTTCAAAAAACTCTCTTATAGGACTTTTAGTAGTAGACCTTCACGACCTGCACAATGGCTTAAAATCAACGTTTCTGATAGTTCACCAATCTGAAAACAGTTATTCTATCGACCTGCATGACCTGCACATCAGTCCAGGAAGTCCTGTCCTTCTTTCAGATTTAGGCCATGAACCATAATTCCGGAGCGCGTCTTGCGTCTGACAAAACCTGCCTTCTCGATTGCTGAATAGAAGTCCGTCGTGCTTCTGGTAAACTCACCATTCTGCAGGCAGTATGCCCTGTATGCCTGATACAGCTCCCCGGACTTCTCCGAAGCATCCTTATTGATGTCACAACAGTCCGCCAGGAAATGTCCCATCCAGTCGTTGTCCTCGCGGTATGCTTCAATCGCATCCTCCACAACCTTCGGAAGCGGTACCTTGAAATCCATCTCCACAGCTTTCTTCGCTCCTTCGATGATCCAGCTCATAATGAAGGAACCGGCGCGGTCGTAAAGATAGTCTGCATAATTCTTGATGTCATTTTTCCCGGTGATCTTCGCATTGAAGGGAATCACGATCAGTCTTCTCCAGATGCCATCATCATTGGCACCCACCTTCGGCAGATGATTCGTGTACAGCACCAGCGTATGTGACGGAACAAAGTGGAACGGAGCCTTATATTTCTTCTCCGCCTGGATCTCATCTGTAGAGCAAAGCTGCTTTACTGTAGCCGTATTCAACCTCATGCCTTCCTCCATCTCAGAAGAAATGATGAGCCTGCGGCCTTTCAGCTCCGCCATCTCCGGCTTGATATTCCTCTTGCAGTTCATGGTCAGGGCTTCGGCAGACAGCTTTCCGGCATAATCGCCCAATACCCGGAAGATCGTGTTCCAGAAAGTCGATTTACCGTTGGCACCGCCACCGTAGGCAATGATCATGTGTTCCTGATAAACCTTCCCGATTGCCGCCATTCCGACCACCAGCTGCACATAGTCGATCAGCTGCTGATCCTTGCAGAAGAAAAGCTTCAGGGCATCCAGCCACAGCTGCTTCCCGTCCTCACCCGGAGCACAGGTCGTGATCTTCGTGATCAGGTCTCTTGGATCATGCGGCTGCTCCCCGGTCAGCCCTTTCTTCAGGTCATAGGTGGCAACCGGCGTATTGATCAGGAACTCATTCTTGTCCAGGTCATTCACGTCGATTCCGATCATCGGTTTCGCAGCATTCCCGGTGGAAATGATGTATTTGTAATCACGCCTCTTCAGCACGAACTTCAGATAAGTCTCCGCTGCCATCAGCGCATACAGCAGCGGCATCTGATCCGGCGTGACTTCCTTGGCCACAGCCTTCGATCCGCTCTTAACAATTGGTTCTGGTATCCCGGCATCAACCAGAGCCTTCTCCGCATCTTCCTTATCCTGCTGTGCATCCACCAGCTGAAGATCAAGGAACTCTTCGATCGCGCCGATGGCCAGCTGCACATCCTCCACCCAGCGTTCGCCGTCATATCTCAGATAATCCGTAGCCGCTGAGAACCTGAGCTCACTGCCGTATTCCTGCACCAGCACCTTCGCCTGCCCGATATCCGAATAATCCTCCGGTTTCAGGGACGCATTGCTGAAATCGGCATTGTACTGATCCGGCGGCACATACCCGTCAGAGGAAGAAATCTTCTTATTGAAGAACCTCACGGCACTGTTCCAGATGGTGTTCAGCTCTGCCTCCGGAAGCGGCGGATCACATTTCTCCGCATGTTCCATGAATGCCACATGAGCCTTTTCCGTATCGCCGTACCTCTTCAGGATCCTGGACGCGAACCGGCTCATGGTGTTATTGCGGCTCCCCTGAAGGATCGGACCGGAGCTCGTGCCCTCCTGCTTCTCAGGCTCATCCGTCTCCACGATCGGACTGATCTCTTCATCGATCGTCATCCAACCTTCATGCCAGATCACTTCTCCGGTATCTGCACCGAAGATGAACCTTGCCGCATCCAGCGCATTGTCATCGAAAAACGTGTACTGCTTCTGGATGGCGATCTTCAGGCCGGCGTATACCTTCTCATCTGTAATCTCTTCGATCTGGAAATAAACATGAAATCTCGGTCTCTCGGACTTACCGTCCTTCACCTTCATGTGGTTGCGGCTGAACGCTATTGCATAGGAAAAATCCCCGAACAGCTCTTCCATCTTCTCCGGCGTGATCCATTCCTTCGGATCCTCGGAGTGATCATTGTCACAGTCCATGACCGCCACGTTTGAACGGATGAAGTTTTCCTTGCTGCGGTAGTTCTTCTTATACTCACCGCACACATGGTCCTTCTTGATGGCTTCCTGCAGCTCTGCCGCATCCCCTGCTTCTACCCGGTTCGGGTACAGGCAGTTCTTCGCGTCTGAGACCACATTGGCCGTCTGCAACACTAAGCGCATAAGCAAACCTCCTGTAAAAAGTAGTAAAGCCCCTACGGCTTTCCACTCCTTAAAGTTCCCTGGCTCACCGTCATTCCGATGAATCACGGAACTTTTTTCATTTTCCGAATCGCTTCCTTTTATATGGCGAAATCGACCTGCACCTTTTTTCAGATTCCATCGGAATCCGCCTGCCGCAGGGAACTTTATGTGGTGTACGGGGAAGAGCTCCGGCGATGCGAAAAGAAATTTTCAAAATCATCGGAATAGAGAAAGCCCAGGGAACTTTAAGAGGTAGAACGGCAGGAAGCCATTCAGAAAGGAAGGTGCTGCATATGCAGAAAGAATCCATTGAAAAAACCGCCGGACTCGACGGAACGGACGAAGAACTCATCGATGTTCTTATCGCCATCAGCGTCGTAGCCAAGCGGCTCGCAAGAAAACTACAGAATGAACAGAAGGGAGAATGCCAACATGAGCAAAATGAGTGAACTCTCCGCTATGATCGACAACCTTATCAGCTGCGGAGAAACCCTGGCAGAAACCGGCAGAGCTTTGAAGGAATTCTATTCCGGAACCGAAGAAGCTGCCCCGGCAAAGCCTGAGAAGAAGACAAAGAAACAGGATCCCGCTCCTGCGGAAGTGCCTGCCGAAAAGCAGTATTCCAAGGAAAAAGTCAGAGGCATCCTGGCAAAGAAAGCAAACGAAGCAGAAGGCCGCTTCAAAGCAGATGTCAAAGCGATCGTTCAGAAGTACGGCAACGGAGGCAGCCTTACCAATGTGGATCCGAAGGACTACGCGGCACTTGTCACAGAGGTGGAAGGATTAACCGATGCCTAAACATGCATATCTTTCCGCCTCCGCAAGCCACAGATGGCTCGCCTGCCCGCCCAGCGCAAAGCTGTGTGCCGGCATCAACGACAACGGCAGTCCTTACGCCCAGCAGGGAACCGATGCACACGCCCTCTGCGAATACAAGGTTGAGAAGCTTCTGGGAAGGGATCCTGAGGATCCAACTGAGAACCTGACCTGGTTCGATACGGAGATGGACGACTGCACCGATCAGTATGCAGCTTATGTCGCTGAGCAGATCGAAGAAGCAAAGACACACTGCCCCGACCCGCTGATTCTGATTGAGGAAAAGCTGGACTTCTCCAAGTGGGTACCGGAAGGCTTCGGAACCGGCGACTGCGTGATCATCGCGGACGATGTGCTGCATATCATCGATTTCAAATACGGTCTCGGTGTCTTGGTGGATGTCGAAGAGAATCCGCAGATGATGTGCTACGCCTTAGGCGCTCTGGATACATATGAGTATCTCTACAGCATCCAGACAATCCGCATGACGATCTTCCAGCCCCGCCGTGACAACATCAGTACCTATGAGATCAGCAGAGACAATCTGATGAAATGGGCTGAAGAAATCTTAAAGCCCACCGCAGCTCTGGCCTACAACGGCGAAGGCGAATTCCATGCCGGGGACCACTGCCAGTTCTGCAAAGCAAAGGCAACCTGTCGTAAGCGTGCCGAACACAACCTGGAGTTCGCACAGTATGACTTCGAGATGCCGCCCAACCTGGATGAAGCAGAGATTGCTGCCATTCTTCCCCGGATCGATGATCTGGTTGCCTGGGCAAATGACATCAAGGAATACGCACTCCAGCAGGCACTCAGCGGCGTTGAGTATCCCGGCTTCAAAGTCGTAGAAGGCAAATCGAACCGCAAATACTCCGATGAGAATGCAGTCGCATCCACGGTAGAAGCTGCAGGCTTCGATCCTTATGAAAAGAAGCTTCTGGGAATCACAGCAATGACTTCTCTTCTCGGTAAGAAGAAGTTCAACGAACTCCTGTCCGGCTTCATCACAAAGCCGCAGGGCAAACCGACACTTGTGCCAGAGTCAGACAAACGCCCGGCACTGAACACAGCCAAAGATGATTTTAGCGAAGAATAAGGAGGAAAAAATCATGGCAAACAAAGTAACAATTCCGACAAAGGTAATCACAGGCGTAAACACCAGATGGAGCTATGCGAATGTCTGGGATCCGAAGAGCATCAACGGCGGCGCTCCGAAGTACAGCGTATCGCTCATCATTCCGAAGTCCGATACGGCTACGGTCGCAAAGATCAAGGCAGCCATCCAGGCAGCCTATGAGGAAGGTCAGAGCAAGCTGAAGGGCAACGGCAAGTCCGTTCCTGCCCTCTCCGCTATCAAGACACCTCTCCGTGACGGTGATCTGGAAAGACCGGATGATGAGGCTTACAAGAACGCTTACTTCATCAACGCCAACAGCGCAACGGCTCCCGGCATCGTAGATGCGGACAGACAGCCGATCCTGGAACGCTCCGAAGTGTACTCCGGCGTTTATGGCAGAGCCAGCATCAACCTGTACGCCTTCAACAGCAACGGCAACAAGGGTATCGCCTGCGGTCTGAACAACCTTCAGAAGATCCGCGATGGCGAACCTCTCGGAGGCAAGTCCAGAGCTGAGGATGACTTTGCAACAGCAGACGATGAGGACGATTTCCTCGACTAACCTGACAACCAAAGCAGGTGGCGGCAATACCGCCGCTGCCTGCGACAATCTTAAGAAAGAATGAGGTAATAATCATGGAATTTGCAAACAGTGTAGTAAATCTTATCGGTAACATCATATGCTTAGGTCTTCTCGTGACCTTCCTTGTGGGACTGATCTTCGGGATAAAGTTCATGATTCAGGCAAAAACGCAGGATCGTGAAGAATACTTACGCAAGAAGGAAAAGGACGAGCTGGAACGCAAGGAAACAGAGCTCAGATACCAGAAGATGCTGGAAGACAGATGTTAAGCAGACGGGAGGCGGCAGGCATGATCTGCCGCTTCTCTTTTCATGGAAAGGACAAAGATGATGAAAGAAATGTCAATCGACTTAGAGACTTACAGCGACGTGAACATCACCAAGTGCGGCGCTTACAAGTACGCTGAATCTGAAGATTTTGAGATACTGCTCTTCGGAGTCTCAATCGATGGCGGACCCGTCATGGTATATGACCTTGCCTGCGGCGACACTATCCCGGAAGAGATCCTTGCAGCATTATCTGATGAGAATGTAACCAAGTGGGCTTTCAATGCCTCCTTTGAGCGCATCTGTCTCTCCAACTGGCTGAAGAAGCATCGCCCGGAATACTTCACTGGCTACAGTATCCCGGAGGATCCCGCCGGTCAGTATCTGGATCCGGCATCTTGGAAATGCACCATGATCTGGTCAGCCTATATGGGACTTCCGCTCTCTCTGGAAGGTGTCGGAGCCGTCCTGAAGCTGCAGGATCAGAAGCTGAAAGAAGGCAAAGACCTGATCCGCTACTTCTGCAGTCCCTGTAAACCGACCAAAAGCAATGGCGGACGCACACGGAACCTTCCGGAACACGATCCGAATAAATGGTCACTCTTCAAATCCTACAATAACCGTGATGTGGAAGTAGAAATGGCGATACAGAAGCGTCTGTCAAAATACCCTGTCCCGGACTTCATCTGGGATGAATATCATCTCGATCAGGAGATCAACGACAGAGGCATCGCCCTGGATATGGATGTGGTGGAAAACGCCATCACTTTTGATGAACGTTCCAAAGCCGCCCTCTCCGAAACCATGCAGGATATCACCGGTGTGGAGAATCCAAACAGCGTGATTCAGATGAAAGCCTGGCTCTCTGAGAACGGCGTGGAAGCAGAATCCCTCGGAAAGAAGGATGTGACAAAGCTGATTGATGATACAGACGGTCAGGTGGAAGAAGCGCTTCGGCTCCGCCTGCAGCTGGCAAAATCCTCCGTGAAGAAATATCAGGCCATGCAGAATGCTGTCTGCAAAGACGGCAGAGCCCACGGCATGTTCCAGTTCTACGGAGCCAACCGCTCCGGCAGGTGGGCAGGCAGACTGATCCAGTTGCAGAACCTTCCGCAAAATCACATGCCGGATCTTGCAGAAGCCAGAGCCATTGTGAAAGCCGGCGATTATGATACCCTGCAGCTGCTCTATGATGATATCCCGGACACGCTGTCACAGCTGATCCGTACAGCCTTCGTGCCACGTCCCGGATATAAGTTCATTGTTAGCGACTTCTCTGCCATCGAAGCCAGAGTGCTGGCCTATCTTGCCGGTGAGACCTGGCGATCCAAGGTATTCGCGGAAGGCAAAGATATCTACTGTGCCTCTGCCAGCCAGATGTTCGGCGTTCCGGTTGAAAAGCACGGTATCAACGGTCATCTCCGTCAGAAGGGCAAGATCGCAGAGTTGGCTCTCGGTTACGGTGGCAGCGTTGGTGCTCTGAAGTCAATGGGAGCTTTGGAAATGGGATTAACCGAAGAAGAACTGCAGCCGCTGGTCAACTCCTGGAGGAACTCCAATCCGATGATCACCGCCTTCTGGTGGGACATCGACCGCGCCGTCAAAACCACCATCACGAAGCGCATCCAGACTGAAGTGCGTGGGATCCGCTTCTTTTATAAAAGTGGTATGCTCTTCATCAAGCTTCCCTCAGACCGCCTGCTCTCCTACGTGAAACCACGTATCGGAGAAAACCAATATGGCGGCGAATCCGTCACCTATGAAGGTGTTGGATCTACAAAGAAATGGGAACGTATCGAATCCTACGGTCCGAAGTTCGTGGAAAACATCGTCCAGGCCGTCAGCCGCGATATCCTCTGCTACGCCATGAAAACACTCCGGCACTGCTTCATCGTCGGTCACGTTCATGATGAGCTGATCATCGAATGCAGCCCTGATGTTGACCTGAATGTGATCTGTAAGCAGATGGGCAGATCTCCGGACTGGATGCCGGACATCCTGCTCCGCGCCGATGGGTACGAGACCAATTTTTATAAAAAAGACTGACATGAAAATAGCGGCTCCCGGTTCATCGCCGGAGGCCGCTATATAGCTGTCATAGTTCTCTGTTAATTGCATTGTAGATTTCCAGTTTTAATGCTTCATCCTCATCATAACTTCCATTCATAATGGCTTCCATTATTTTGTGCAGTAATTCCTTATCTATCTTACTGGCGGCTACATTTAAACTAATGTTTTCCGTCTTTGCTAAAAAGGTCTCAGCTATTGATAAATAACCGTTGAGTAAAAGAAACAGAGTAGACAGCGTAATCGCAAGTCGCTTATTCCCATCGGCAAAACTATGAAACTGGCAGGTGCAGAAAAAAAGATGCGTCAATTTGTCTACAAATGTCGGATACCAATCATCATTTTGTATGTTATAAAGAACGCTCTCTAATTTCCCAAAATCAAGTTCCTCTAAAGTTCCTCCACCACTGTACTGAATAGTTTTCTCGTGAGTAATTTTGGCTTGTTCGGGAGTTATATAAATAAACCTATCCAT